CAATCGCCGTAGCAGCGGCGGCAGCGAAGACAGCGGCGCGCGCGGCGAAGGCGGCGAGCACGCCGGTTGCTTTCTGAAGACCACCCGTGAAGCGGCGGAGGTTCTCCTCGCCTTTCAGGTCGAAACCGAGCAAGGCGATCAGTTCTTCAACGATCATCGTTTCCGTTCCTGTTCCTTGCGGGCGTGCTCGTGAATGGCTTCCTTGAGGTCCAGAGCCTCATGGAAGTTGGCAAGATCATCGATTGTCAGGTGGGTTTTGAGGTCGATGTATTCGCACATCCGGGGATCAGCGAGGATCGGGCGCCAGATGTACATTTCTTCGGAGAGGGTCGGCGCGATGCGCTCGACCTGTTGTGGCGTCAGGCCGCCGGCTTCACCGCTGACATAAGGCCTGCCAGCTTTCCGGCGAAAAAATCGCGGTAGTTCACCTGCAGCACGAAGGCAACCAACTGGAACGCCTCGACCAGATCAGCGGGGTGAATGTCGTAGATGACGTTCATATAACCGCCACCGTCCTTGACCTCAGCCTTCTCGGCGATCTCGACGAGGAAATTCGTCAGATCGTCGGCGTCGGACCCCATGAGGATGTCGACGATGGCCGTGAGCGCGGCGGCGTCCCGCACATCCTCGCTCTTCGACATGACGGAAGAGAGCTTCGAAATGCCGGGGCCGACGAGTTTCGTGAGACGGATGAGGTTGCGGGTCGCGTCCGTCGCGGGCATCTTCTCTACCCGATAGGTCTGTGATCCGATTTTCTTTTCGGCCATTTGGAGGGCTCCATGCGTTTATGGTTCATCATATCGGCTGTTATGGGCCTCTCATCCCCAGCCGTTGCGTTTGCGCAGCAGACGAAATGTAGCGACTTGGTCGCTGCCTACGATCAGATTAAGTCACAGAACCTGAGAGGCAGCTCAGTGCCGGCAAGGTCGCAGGTTCTGTTCGGGTTTATTGGCGGCGCTTACTTTGCGGCGACAAATCAAGAGATGACCCCAGAAGCAGAACCAGGCCTCGAGAATTTTGAGAAGCAAGTGACGGAGGCCTGCCGCGCATCACCAGAAGAACGCTTCTCGCAAGTGGTATTGGCTGAAGCGAAAAACGCCGCTGCCCACAAGGGTGCGTCACCGAGCGAAGAAAAACTCCCATTATCGAAGATCGCCGACACCGCCTTTACGCCGATTACGAAAGAGGATTCCCCGAAACTTTATGCCTCGTGGGGAAAGAAGTGGATTGGCCGAATAAATGCGGCTTTGGAAAAGGCGGTCGCGATCACTGCCACATCTCCAAAGTGCGACCGGGTGTTCCTGAGCGGATACTCTTTCGACCGGAGCGTACCGAAGCAAAAGTTCTCCGTCTTCGTCGACTGCTCCAACGGGGAGCGCTTTTTTTACACCGAGGCCGAGGCGAGAGACGCCAAGGCCGCGTCCCGGACGGTTTCTGAGGGTTTGGACAAGATTACCGATACGGACTCCCTCAAATCATGTGAGACCGCTGCGAAGAAAGAACTGAGATTTCCTTCCACGATGGACGTCTCCTGGTTCGGCTCGAACGTCGAGCGGGGTCAGTTCGGTATCAGTGTGACTTTGTCTTTCGAGGCAAAAAACGGCTTAGGGAACGAACTGCCTTACGCCGCCTATTGCGTCGTCAACAACGAAGGAACTGAACTCCTGTCGGTTAAGGAGAGATAGTCCTCAGCGGTCTCGTTCCACGAACTCGCACCGGGTGGGCCGGGACTTGGCAAGCCACTCGTCCAGGGCGAACGCTGCCTCTTTGCCGCACCGGTACTCACCGCCATCCCCATCCAGGCAAAGCTGCCAGCTTTCCGGGGCATCGATGCCGTAACAACTCGGCTTGCGCTTCGCCCTTTCGCCCCGCGCGACACACGGCTCAGTGAAATCCCCGCGCCAGATGCCGAGATGATCGGTCTTGGCGCGGTCCTGAGCACCAGCGTAGGCGCCCTTGCTGTACCGAGGCCAATCCAGCGCATTGCCGGTCTCAACCAGCCAGCGATTTACCTCGTAGCCATCAGCGCGGAAGCAGGTTCCGACAAATCGGCCGTTGAAACGAATGCGCTCGCCGTTGATCTGGATAGTATCTCCATCAATAACTGATGCTCGACCGATAATCGGCTCGGCCGCGCCGGCCGGCAGTGCGAGTACCAGAAAAATGGAAGCTGCGCGTATCAGTGGCAATGCACTTCGCCTGCTTTCTTGTCCATGTGGCAGCACTGCCCCGGCGGGGAACTTTTCCGGCACCCTCCCCCGTGGGCGCCTGCAGCCGCCGTGAAAACGATGAATAATCCAGCAGTCCATATTAGCGTTCTCATGCCCCCTCCCGTGACCCAATACGCAGGATTGCACAGGAGGAGGCACGATGCAATTTTTAGTGATAAAAAGGCACTTTAGTTGTAGGATTGCGTATCCCAGACCCACCCTTGCGCGAACAGCTCCCATTCGCGGACGGACGCGTTCACGCCGAGCTGCTTGGTTGCCATCTGGCGGATGACGACCTGAGAGGAAGAGCCGCCCTCCCCGTTCCCGGTGTCGCGAACCGAGAAGGTCATCGGGTCGAGTTTACCGTTCTTCATCAGCCGATACTTCTGGTCGAGATATCGATGGATCGGCGAATTCGGCTGAAGCCGGATGCGGATGTAGACGGATTGATCGGCCGTGATGGACACGACAGCCGCGCCGTCCGCACCGACGAGTTCGTTCGCGACCTGCGAGCGCTCTTCCACTTCGACCGCGTCGTCACCTTCCCAGAGGCCCGTCACGTCCCGGCCTGCGAGAACCGCCTTGACGTTCAGGTAGCTGTACATCGTAAGTGCAGTGTTTGCCATTGGTCAGGCTCCTTAGAAGGTCATCGTGAACGCGACGGTGGCGTAGTGGCACGCGCCCGCGTAACGGAAGAGGCCGGAGATGGGTGGAGCGATACGGTTACGGCGCTGGGCAGCAGAGATCGATGTTACCCGGGTCGGCGTTATCTCATATGCCGGCACCAAGTTGCCCTCATCGTCCTCGTCTTCCGCGATGAGGCCGGCATCGGTAGCGCGGTTCATCACGGCACGGACGCCAGAAGCCAGGATCTCGACGCCGGGATCGGTCATCGGAATGCGATCGTTCGTCGCCAGGATGCCGATAAGCTCTTCCTGCGTGCGCGCAATGAGCCAGTCGGCGGCGTGGATCTCGTCGATGAAGGCGCCGGAGAGCACGTTGCCCTCCACCAGCATGAGCGAGCCGCCGATGTTGACGAAGACGTTCGCGAGGTGGCCTGTCGTCGTGTTCTGGCCGAGCGCCGGGACGAAGCCGGTGATCGCCTCCACGACGGAGGACGCCTCGTTCAGGGCACTGATGCCGCGCATGCGCTTGAACTTTGCGGTGTAGGCCGTATCGGGACGATCGAAATTGCGCGTTGCTGTGTAGGCTGCGACAGCCGCCTCAAGATATTCGTCGGGGTCGGCGTTATAGAATACCGCCGTACGATCATACTCGCCTTTGTTGCGGGCGGCGACGTTGGTCGTGTCCGCCGGGTTCTTCAACAGCGGGTCGACAGCCCCGAGGAACCCGATCTTGTTCTTGCTTTCCGTCCAAGCGATTAGCCGGTCTTCCTCGTCCGCATCGCCGCGAAAGTGGTTGGTCGGCACGACCTGGTAGAAATCGTTGTCGTAAGCCGTGATCGCGTCCATCTGATCGTCGATGAGGTCGCCAGTGCCGCTTTCGCGGAAGCCGACCTTGATCCGTGTCGGGCGCACCGGCTGCGAGAACATCGTATTTGCTACCTTGTAGGCCTCATCAGACGAGTCCCAATCCGCGGACACCTCGTCCATGCTGGCATAGGTCTTGGTGCGCGTGGTGGCGTCGATAACGGACCCGCTCGGGGTCTCGTCGGTGACGATCAACGGCGTGCCGAAGCCGGTGATGGTCGGGAAATTGTCCTGCCGGGTGACCGTGACATCCACGACTCGGCTCTTGGGCAATACAGCCATCGATTATTCTCCTTGTGGCTTTTGATAATCGCCCGACACAAGGCCGGGATGGTCTGTGGGGCCGAGCGTGATCGTGCCTTCCAGAACCTCGTCGATCGGCACGCGGCCGATCTGGATTTCGTTGCCCGCACCATCGGTGATGACGCCGCGCTTGACGTAGCCGCGAATGGCAAGGTCGAACTGGGCGCGTCCTTCCCATTGCCCATCAATGAGCGCTGGCAGGCGTCTAATGCGCTCTATGGGCTGGGCGATGAGCGGGTGGAGGTGAAAGGCTCCTGCGTCACAGGAGGCCCACGACACAATCTGGCGGGCCTTGTCGACCGGATCGGCGGCATAGATATGGATGGAATAGAGCCATTCGAACGGAAGCACGGGCACCTGATACAGGTTCTTGATCCCATCGGATTCCGGCGTATCGTCTTCCTCGTAGAGGTAGATAACGGCGTGGGCGAGCTTGGCGGCCTCGATAAGATTGACTTCGACATACTCCCCGTCAGGACGCGGCGCGGACGGGTGTGCCTCGATCACCTCAATGCCAGTCGCCTCCATCAACCACGGTCGGAGTGCGTGAAACAGATCGGTCTCTCTCAACGTCTCGCTCCAGATAGGCTTTGCAGTAGCCGCCTTCCGAGCGGTCGGCGATCTTGAACACCCGGAACCACGACGCGCCGACCTGGATGAGGTCGCCCTTGGTTTGCGTGTCTTCGGAAGAGGCGCGCAATTGCGTCCGGGTCCAGATCGACCAGACGATGCGGGTTCTGTCGCCCTCAGGCAGACGGAGGACATCGTTAAGGCCGGGCGCGAACACCGCCGCCTGGATAGTGCTGTCGATCGGTGTGCCCCCTTCTACCCACCGGCCGTCGACGTAGCTGCCGGCGGATGGGCGGCGAAGCGGATAGGGCTTGGAGAAATGGTCGATGGCAAGAGCAACGGTCATTCGTCGATCTTCCACGAGACGCTCTTGCCCATCTCGCCAGTATCGACGAGCGGGTTGGATGAACCCTTGAGCGCAATGGTGACGGGACTGTTTGGCGGAGAGGAAAGCTCGACGATGCTGTCCCTAATGTCCCTCTGCCCCATGATTCCAAGCTTTGACAGCGCCTGCCGCATCGTCGACCGCCCGGTCAGGATGCTTTTAGCAGCAGGCATCACCTGGGACTTCATCTCATCCTTGGTCTTTTTCACCGCGAGGCGCATGAACGGGCGTTCCGGGATCGGACCGCCCCAGCCGCCGCCTGAGGCGCCGCCCTGGGTCCCAAATTCGTTGTAGAAGGCCTTGTCGATGTTGTGCTGGTCAGCCTCG